TAGCTGGTATCCAACGCCCTAAAGAATCTCTCACTCCCAAAGTATCCCCTCTTCCAGTAATCGTAGTTACCAATTTACGGGCTACTGTTCTAGGACCATCCCCATCCGCCATTCCTTGAGCAAGTACACGGCTAATTTGCATACCCATAGCATCGGTCACCCCCTTCAATTCGTTATATGCCCGGATAAATATCAACCCTACCCGGTCCATATGAAAAACAGTATTCATCGCCGCATCTATTCCTCCTGAAGCCTCTATGGAAGGTACATCATATCCAGCCCTCTTCAATTCATACCTAGCTCTTAATACCCCTCGTTTATAACTATCCAATAAATACATATCAGTCCAAGCCTCTTGCACGGCCTGTCCTAATTGACGAGCAAGACCTACTGTTAATATACCTCGATCGACTTGCTCTTGTAACCAAGCCATAAAAGCCTGAATCTTCTCGGCACTAGTAGCAAAAGCAAAAGCACGGGTAGCTGGAAGTTCTTGAAATACCCCTAAAGAGGAACTCTCTTGCATACCAAAACAATCACGTTCAGTAATCGCCTTATATATTAAAATAGCAATATCATCAAATCGCTTCCGCATTTCCCTCGCAAAGGCATTGCGTAAAGTGGTAGTTCTAGTAGGATCATACCTTTTTACTCCCCCACTAGTAACTTTAGTCTCGTATATCGCTATTTCGCACATTACATTCCCTTATTTTCTGTTTTATCTGCCGTTGGATTAGGTATAGGTCGAGTCAATCCAGGTACATCCTCATCGCTCGCTTCTGCTATTCGTTTTAGTTCTTCGATCACCGAATCTTGTTCCATAGCATTAATCAATTCAATCTGTTGTCGATTAAAACCTAAGAACAATTCATAGAAAGCCTTAGGTGGAACAACCTCTGTGGTCAAAGGATTAACAAAATACTCCCGCAACGAAGTAGCCCGTATTCTTCCAATTTCTGCCTTATCTTTTTCTGAAATTGAAAATAAATCAGCCCATTCTATTTCATACCCTTCTACTGGTTTGGGCAGTATCTTATATTCAATCATCTTATTTATAAATGGGCGCAGAATACAAGGTTCTGCAAATTCCTCACGCCGACCCTGTACAAAGGCAGTCCATTCAGAAGCATCCTGAGTAGAAGCTAATTCTCCCCGTTCACTACCAGTAAGAATCCGTTTAGGTATACCAGTTACCGCAGAAATCATCATCATTTGGACATCTACATGATTTTTTGGATCTGATATTTGCATATCCAATGACTTGATAGAAACCCCTTGCGTGGTTAAAAATCGACGTAAATTATGCTCATACTCATCTAACTGATCTTGTAATGCTTTTTCCTGTTCCACGCCCATGGTAAATTCTTTATCTACCTCCCCAGTATAACCAGGACGAGCACCACGCCAAAACATCTCTGAACTACCCCCTACCAACTTTTCTAAATCACATAAACGATTATACACTACTTCCAAACGGGGTATTCCTTCAACCTGCGACTCCAAAGAATCTTCTACGATATGAAGTACCCTAGAATGATGCACTCGTATAGTAGACTGAGAGTTATCGGGACTACTTAATGTGATATCATATAATTCTGGCATCCCATATCGAATACTTCTTACATTAGTATCCCAACTAATAATTTTAGCCGATCCCTCCCCTAATGGGCGAGCGTATAAAATATCCAATCCTTTTTTCAATGAAACCGGATTAGCTAAATCTTCCGTCTTTCCTACATCATTAAACCCCATTAATAAAATCCCATAACGACCTAACCCAGTCAGTTTATCCAAACGCGTAAAAACAGTCTTTAAATTCAATCTACGTTCTAAATCTATCCAATCTCGTTCTAAAGTAGTCTCACTACCTTCTTTAGATTCAATAACGGTCAAAGGACCAGTCCAAGTCATCTTTACTGGACGAGAAATAATTGCTTTAGCTATATCTTGTCGTAAATACCGTGATACAAAATCCTGATAAGTTAATTGGGTTGGGTATCCTAATGTTTGATATAAATTACGATCTCCATTATAAGAAGTCCCTAATTTAGCAGCTAACGCAGCTCTAGAAATTATAGAACTTAGGGTTTGTATTCTATGCAATTGTTCTTCTACATGGGAAGCGTCATTTGAAGATTGAGCCTGTCCATTATTTTCTACTCTTGATCCCATTGCCTTAAATCCTTCCCTATATGTTTTATAATACTTTCACCACCCGTTTACGAACTAATTTAGAAAAAGCCCCAGCCGCGGCATCCACCTGATCCTTGTATGTACCAAAAGGAAAATGACGGTGCTCTTCAATAAACTCCGTATTCCAATCAGCTCGCATCAACATTACATTACCATCGTTTACTTGAACGCTATAAGGATCAGCTCGATAAACCTTATCGCCTTGTGGGCGATCTGCCCTCGCCACAAACCCAGCTAAGTTACGAGTAGTAGCCTCGGCTGACTCCTTGCCTCCTGATCCAGGTTCCTGTTCATAGTAGACCTCCACATTCAATCCATCGGCCTCAGCCACCTGACGAATGATCCGCTCTCGTTCCTCAGAACTCCAACGACCCCGTTTGACATCCAATATGATAAACTTACCGGTACGCAATCGCATCATTTTTACGCCTACTGTCCAAGCTGCAGTCGTCTTCGCTCCTATCTTCTCTTTGGTACCTGCTTTATCCCAATAACGAATTACCCCCTGAATCAAGGTAGAATCAGGCAAGGCATCTATGGTCGTAAAATGATCTACCTTAAACATCCCCCCAGAAGGGGGAGTAGGATTTTGCCATATCTGACCTGCATAAGAATATTGCCCTAAATCAGCTTCCAAATCTTTCAGCACTTTCCGATTTAATCTAATGGGATCCAGTAGATTGTCTACGTATTTATCTACCAATTCCACTGGACGCACCACGCTTCGATAAGAATCAATCTCCCCAGGCAAACATATGTGCTTAATATTATCCTTGTTTTTACTTAGAGCGTGCCCTGTTGGATCGTTCTGATGCAATCTCTGCATGATACCTATCGTAACCGTGGCTGCCTTGTCTACCTTACGAGTAGGCAACGTTTGATCTAACCAACGATTAGCATTGGCCAATTCTATGGGGCTAACCGCTTGTTGAGGATTGATTGGATCGTCCCAAATAATAATATGCCCATGAAACCCCATCAACGTACCCCCCACCGACGTACTAAAACGATTACCACCCAATTCCAAGCGAGAGGGTCGTCCAAAAGATAATTGAACACGACGCACGAGACGAAAATTTCCTTTGGTGTCCTTGTCCTCCTTAATACCAATCTCTGGATAAATCATACGATAACGCTCCGAGCGAATAATGTCACGACAATATTCCGCACTCTCCAAAGATAAAGCACTACTGTAGGACACGCACAAAAATCGCATCCAGTACCAACGACTCCAACACCAGGCAGGAAACATGATCGAACATAGTATGGTTTTCGTTGTACCTGGAGGTATGTTTATGATTAAATCATGGCGTTTGGGTAGACGTTGAGCAACCCTTTCAGCCACCTGTTGTAACTCGTTGCAAAGATACTCAATGTGCCAATTGGCTACTAGTTGTTCTTGACTAACTTCTGGCCAAAAGAATTTGAAAAACTCGAAAAACGAACGATTACATAATTCTCGAACAATCAACGATGGATTTTCTACGGCAGAACGTAATGCCTGCGTTCGTCGTTCCATCATCAATGTCTCCTCGTTAGTCATCACTCACTCGTTTCTGGTTTCGTTAATTAGATTCATCAATAGTGGTAGGGATTTGAGCCAGTCCTAATTTCATAGCCATCCGCAATTCTTCGTCACTCAATGATTGCAAGGACTGTTGTACAAGATTGACATCCACTTCCCCTCGATACGTTACATCCACACTTGCCTTCAAACTATCACTCCAAACCTCCCTACGCCTCAAAGCCAACCAACGCAACCCAGCGTACACATCTGGAGCCTGTAGTTTACGAGTTTCCTCCCGCCGCACTAGTTGCATTTCCCCCGTATCTCGATCCCGTCCATAATAATCCGTCGTCTCGACATACGTGTATCCCAAAGCCCGTCGATAAACACTGCGAGCTACGTTCATGTCTGCTTCGGCTCGACCTCTCATCAACGCCCGACGAAACGCCTCATGATTGGTTGACCAGCGTTCAATGGTACTTATGGAAAGTCCAAAAAATTCTGCAATTTGACGATTGGTTTGACCCAACAAAGCCAGTCTATACGTCTGTTCTTCCATCTCTGGTCGCCATTGACTACTGTTTTTCATCGTCCATTTCTCCTCATTTTCGTCTATACCATATACGAAAGTACTAAAAAAAGTTTGATAGACGAGAGCGTTTTTTCTAAAATTATTTTTATTAAACTTACTATTATTTAAAAATTATCTTTATATTAGCCTCATAAAAAGTAAGTAAATGATTCTCTTAACGTAAAAAATTAATCACAATGAAACGCACTAAAAACATTACCATTGTTCATGACTCCTTGGAATTAAATTTAACCACTTCACCCACGACTCAAAACCCTGCCCGTGAAGATGACCCCCTACTAACCTATCCTACCCAAACAGGTACTCCCAGAAAACACGCTTATGCTCCTCGTCGACGACAGCCTTTGTCGCCTGAAACTCGTCGTCGTATCAGCGAAACGATGAAGGGCAAGGAAAAATCTGCAGAACATCGTCAACGCATCAGTGAATCGATGAAAGGCTTGGTCCGATCGAAAGAAACGCGGCAACGCATGAGTGCAGCAAAACAAGGAGCCTTACATCCACACTGGAGTGGAGGACCAGAAGCACGAGAAGCTCGTCAAAAAGCGGCGCGTGAAGCCCGTCGTCTTGAACGTCAAGCCCAACGCTTGGAAAAGCAAGCCAAAGAAGAAATAGAACATCAAATTCAACAACAACGACGAAAAGCTCGCATGGATCGTCGTCGTGAATTGTCTATGCAACGACAAATTCAAACAAAAACAGCGGGTGATCCTTCACCTGCCTATGAACGCCCCCCTAAAGGGGAACCCGTGTACATGCGCCGTAATGCAAAACAATATTTACGGAAAGAAAGTAACATAGGAAGTTTGGATGATGTAATACAAGAATAAAAAAAGGGGTGCTCGAAAACGAAGGCATCGGCAATGTCGATCGTTTGAAACATTAGTTTGAACCTTATGGAAAAGATCGAAATGGAGATAGGGGGAGGTGGTATCATACTTATCGAAAACAAGAAGTCCAACATTGGCTTGCCGCTCTATGTAGAGGAGGATCTTTTAAGACATGTTTTTAATTGAATATAGTAAGGGGGGTGGGGGAGTTATCCTTGAAAAAGGACAGCTGTTTAATCCATTGTACAAACAAGGATTATGACAAGCATAGTTGTATGCTTTCCTTGTGTCATGGCTCGCCAAAGTACTTACGAAATCCTAAAAATGTTATCCAGAACGAATGGATGAAATATATTTTATTGAGCTTGAAAACGTATTAGTTTAAGTTTTTTCCATACCAAGACCTTACCTGAATATACTCGAAGTGGAGTTTACTCTCTAGAACAGTAACCAAATATCCAACGTACGAAGACGTAAGGTGCTATCCAATTACCTAAAACGAAACGTGTAATTTTTATTTGCCGAAGAGGACGAAAATCCTATGGGGGTTCAAGTCATTATCATTTATGTGAATAAAGAGAGAGAGAGAGAGGTTACGTTTTCAAAAACAAACGAGAAAATAAAAAACATAAGACAACGAACCCTCTTCTCTTCCCCCTCTTCTCTTTCTCCCTTTCTTAAAAAACAGATAACCCCCTATAATCTCTCTTTTTTGGATTGTCGTCGTTTTTTTCTTTGTTTGAAAAAGGAGGGGGGTGCTTTGAAAAAGAGGGGGAGGCGAAAAGAGAAATAATCTTGGAATTTGGAGGGGTGGGTACCTTGTGAGGTTTTTTTGAACGAAATTTTGCAAAATTTTATAGGATGAGGTTTTTTTCGTAAAAATTTGAAACGTACTATGAGGGGTCAATCGCCCGGCCCCGCTCTCGGTTTTCGCCGAAGGCGGGGGCTGGTTGGGAAGCCGGGGCCGGGAAGAGGTACGGGAAGACCGGGGCCAGGAAGAGGTACGGGAAGAGGTACGGGAGCCCGGAGGTCGGAAGGCCGGGAGCCGGAAGGCCG